GTCACATCGAAACTCTAACCGAAAATACTTCCAATGGCAAGCATATGTATCTGGAAGGTATTTTTGCTCAGGCCAATATCAAAAATAAAAATGGTAGAAATTATCCAAAACCAGTAATGGAATCCGCAGTTGACGCTTATCAAAAAGGCCCAATTGCATCCAATAAAAGTTATGGAGAAATCAATCATCCGTCCTATCCATTGCCTGATATTTCAAAGGCTGCTATTCGAATCGTCGAATTACATTGGCAAGGAAATAATGTAATCGGCAAAGCCAAAATCCTAGAAAACAACTACGGCCTTCAACTAAAAAGTCTAATTGAGGATGGATTTCCTTTAGGGGTTTCTACTCGCGGTTTAGGCGAAGTAAAAGAAGGTTTTGTGAATAAGTTTCTCTTGAATGCAATTGATGCGGTAAATGATCCATCAGGCCCAGATTGCTATGTTCATGGCATTAATGAATCTACCCAAGAATGGATTGAAGAAAATGGAATTTGGGTTTTAAAAGAATCTGTTAAAGAACTAGATGAAGTTGCTTTCTTTAATGCTCTTGATAAATCTCTTGAAATCTTAAAGAAACGTTATAAATAATTTTTTATCTAAATAATAACATAAGCATTTGTTATAAATCATTAAAGGAAACATACATGTCCAAAGAACTAAAAGCACTCTTTGAAGGCATTCAAGTTGCTGAAGGATTTGAGAAGAAGGTTGAAACCATTTTCGAAGTCGCAGTTGCTGAAGCCGCAGAAGAACGTATCGCCAAACAAGCAAAAACTATCGAAGAATCTTTTGAAAAACGCCTCACCGAAGCCAAAGAAGAATTCGTAAAAGATGCAGACGAAAAGATTGAAAAGAAGGTCGATGAAGCCATCGTTGAATGGGCCAAAGCAAATGCAATTGGCGTTGATGGTTATGTGAAGGTCGGCCTTGCTGAATCCTTCCTATCCGGGCTTACTAAATTATTTCTTGAGCACCAAGTAGCAGTTCCTGATGCTGATGACAAAAAGATTGTCGAATCACTTGAATCGGAATTGGCATCACTCAAAACCAAACTTCAGGAAAGCATTACTAAAACTTCAGAACTTACACAACTCACTGAAGCTCATGCTCGTGCCGAAATTATCAAAGAATTGACTGAAGGTCTTGCTGATACCCAACGTGACCGCATTCAACGTCTGAGCAAAGAATTTTCTTTTGTGAATGAATCAGAATTCAAAGAAAAGCTGTCAATTATTGTTGAATCCATTGCTCCCGACAAGTTCAAGAAAGCCGGAGAAGAAGGTAAGCCTGAAGAAGATGAAAAGGTAAAGGCTGCTAAGGAAAAAGCAATCAAAGAAGCAGAAGCATTAAAGAAGGTAGGCGATGGCAAAGTTGTTGAAGAACAAGTAACCGAAGCCGTGATCGATCCTTTCATTGCACAAGCACTATTAGCAATCACTGGTAAAAAGTAATTTAAATTTTTATTTAAATACTTTTGTAAGCTAAATCAATTTAAAGATTTATTATTCGCAATTAATAAGGAAACATAAAATATGTCAAAACTCGTAACTAAAGAAATGCGCAGTAATTGGAAGCCAATCATCGAAGCAAATGAATCTGATGAAGTCGGCGCATTATCTAAAACAGATATTCTTTGTCGTGTTCTAGAAAATACCAAAGATTTTTGCAGAAATAACCCAAAGCATATGGAAATGGATGGCGCTAGTAGTCTAAATGAAAGTGATACTGCTGGCAACGTTAAAGCAGGTATGGCTACTTGGAGTCCAATTCTGATCAAGATGGTTAAGCGTTTGATGCCTAATCTGGTTGCTGTGGATTTCATGGGTACTCAACCACTAAGCACCCCAGATGGTCTTGTTTTCGCAATGCGTGCTCGTTATGGTGGTCAGACCATCGCTAATAACGAAGCATTCTACCAACAAATCCAATCTGGCTTTTCTGGTAATGGTGTAACTGATGCTGGTGATGTTTCCGGTTTCCCTGCTGCTACCTTGACTGCTGCTGGCATTACTAGTCCTACCCCTGCAGATCCTACCTTCGGTCAAGCTGCAGTGACTGCACAGTTCGAAAATATGGGTGATGGTACTACTGGCCCTAGCGGTACTAAGAATTGGGCACAGATGGGCGTTACTATCGAAAAGCAAACCGTTACTGCCGGTACTCGTGGTCTGTTTGCTGATTACTCACAAGAACTGCGCCAAGACATGATGGCTTTGTATGGTGAAGATGTTGATTCCATCCTGAGCGATATGCTGGTAACTGAAATTCAGGCTGAAATGAACCGTGAATTTATCCGTACCATGAACGTTGCGGCTAAACCCGGTGCTCAGGGTGCTACAGTTCCCGGCGTGTATAATCTAAAGGTTGATGCTGATGGTCGTTGGTTCCTCGAACGCATCAAGAGCTTTATGTTCACCATCGAAACTGATGCCAATGCTGTTGCTCTAGATACTCGTCGTGGTAAGGCTAATCGTCTACTGTGTTCACCGAATGTAGCCTCAGCGTTGGCAATGGCTGGACTGCTTGATTATAATCTGAGCAACCTGAATCAAAACAAGGATTTGGAAGTCGATCCTACCGGTCAAACTTTTGCTGGTATTCTTGCAAATGGTATGAAAGTTTACGTTGACCCGTATGCTATTTTGGATTATATCACCTTAGCATACAAAGGCCCAACCGAACTGGATGCTGGTATCTTCTTTGCGCCATATACTCCTCTTGAGATGTACAGAACTTTAGATCCACAGACTTTCAATCCTCGAATGGCTTTTAAGACAAGATACGGTATTGTGGCAAATCCGTTCTACGCACAGAATGCCGCTGGTGTTGCTACAGCAGGCTTAGGGCTTGGACAATCGACTAACGGTTTCTTCCGCAAGATTTTGGTACAGAATCTGTTGTCATAAAGGTATTATAAGTCTTTAAACTAAATATTTAAAGCAC